CCTGTCCTGATTCGCTTAGTGGGCAGAGAATGGCTACTAATAGCAGCCAAACTTCTGTCCGTCATCGATGAGCGGTACTGATATATGGGGCCTCACAGCCACCCTCGCCTAATATCTAATCAGTTGGTTAGGACACCACTGGGAGAGTCGGTTCAGTGACACCAATTAGATTCAATCTGCCGTATAAGTTCTAGGTTAGATTATTTGTATGGTCTATGTATTCTCCATACCAATGACACGCCCTCAAACGGCGGTTTAGCGTTGTGATTAGAACGCCAGTAGTTTAGACTCATACCTAGAGCAGTTGTTGCTAACACCTTATGGTGTGAGCCCGACATTGTCCACTAGGTCTGTCTTAGTCGGCGTGTCGGGCTTTTAGCATTACTATGGTTTTATGACTTCGATAATGATTGAGATTGGTCAGCTAGTAGTGTCTATCGATACTGAACACGACTACCCTGATGTTATAGATGATTTAGCAGGTCGTGCAAAAGTGTTGCTAGATGAGTCTGTAATGCTATGCGGCCGACTCGGTTGGAACCCATTTGGTTCTACACTTCCCAATCAACTGGAGCCAGAGGCTTAAACACTCTGGTGTTCTCCGTAGTCACATCAAAGTAGGCTACACGTTTCTTAACACGGCCTCCATTAGCGGACTCCTGGTACTCACCATCAACCTTTTCAAACTTAACTAATGGTCTACCACGATCGTTACTAATCATCGTAGATAGCACCAAATCATCAGGCACTAGGTAAGTCCACATAACAAACGGCATATTTAGTAGTCGTGATACTTCTAAGCAGTGTTCCCATTTGTTTTCATCGACCAGTAGTTGACCATTGTAAATGTCAAACAGCATCGACATTGATAGGTTCCGTGACTTTTGCTCAACTGCAGCCAACATCACACCATCCCTAATTATGAAACCATCTACAACAGCCGTACCCAATTTGTTGGTACTAATGTAGTCGTGCATAGGGTTATTCTGATGCCACAGCTCGATACAACGTACTTCCTGCTTAAACGTGTTTAACACTGTGTCAGTAGTCATATCGACCTTAGGACTCATAAGTGTGTTCCCTTAGTTTTTGCAAACCCTGCTCTCTGGTTTTAGCAATACGCATTATGAGAGCCTGTTCACCTCGGCAACTACCACAAAAGGCAACAGCATCATATTGACGAGAAGTTGTTCTATATTCTTTTGTTTCTTTGTTATATAACTCTGTATAACCAGTTATTGATTTGCCATCAATCCAACCTTTAACACAGCCATTATCGTGAGTGCATATACATCCAACTTTGCCACAATCGTTAAACCTTTCATCACTAGGGCGCATTAGATAAGCCCCTCGATTATTTGTATCGTGTCGCAGGGATAACCAACGCCACATTCAGTGCATCGAGGTGTGTAGTCTGTGTCCTCGTTCTTAGCGTGTAAATCTTTAATCTTTCTGATTAGGTCTGCGTTGGCCTGAAACCTCGTATCAATTGCCTGCAACTCGTTAACAATGTGTCCGTAAAACATTAGAATGGTGCTTCTGTTTGTGCTGGTGTTTCTTTAGCCCACGGATCAACATAAGTAACTGGTGTGTTGTCTGGTGTCATCGTGCGCTTCTGCACCCGGTATGTGGCGTAACGTGTTGTTGCGCCTACCTCGTGTATTTCAAAGTCCATAACAGTGACCTTTGCGCCCTCTTTGTTCTCGTAACTGCGCTGCTTAAACCTGCCCAGTGCGATCACATTGTTACCCTTAACAAACGACTCAGCGATGTTCTCAGCATACTTATCCCACGCTGTCGCATTAACGAATGTGGTGTCACCATCAACCCATTCATTCGATACTGGGTCTTTTCTACGAGTAGAGCAGGCAATAGTCATAGAACAAACTGCCTTACCCTGAGGCGTGAACCTCAATTCTGGGTCCTTTGTTAAGTTGCCTATAACTGTTGAAATAATGTCACCCATTGCCATCTCGAATCTCCTGCATTTCTTCTGTGTATATGCCGTGTGGTCTGGAATCTCCGACCAGTGCAATTAGTTCTGTTCGTATTGCTTTAGTTGTTACGTTTTCTTTAAGGTTTTGCCTTATCCAGTTATCGAGCTGCATAAGTCCATTAGTCCAGCCACTGTCAAACATACGGTTTGGTTCAGGCCAGTCTGTAACTTCACGTTCAGGTTTTGGTGTTTTAACTTTGGGCATCTGGGAGCACAAAGTTTTCTTTGCTCATCATAAATTTAATAAAGTCTGATGCCTGTGCCTTAGTGAATCCACCCATAATGCCTCGTTCCTCTTTGTAAATCATTACTGATGAGCGGTCACCTTTTACGAGTTTATTCATTAGTTCATTTTGCTTATCCGTGGGTAGTTCCTCATCGCCACCGATGTATCGAACATCACCACCAGCACCTACTACAGCAACTGAGCCACGCTTAGGGGTTGTGCTCATAGTCGGCTTAGAACGCTCCTGTGCGCCTCTAACCTCGTCTTTAGTGGCTATACCAGCAGTTAGACCAATACCTAACGCTGAGATGGCTCTGCCCCACGCGCTGGTTTCTAGGTTTTGTAGTTCTGAGCCTCGAGTGAAGTTGGTTTTACCAATGGCTAACTCCTGTGCTGTGCCAACACCAGGACGAGCATCATCAGGTGTTCGGTAGGCAAATGCCTGTCCCCAAATCATTTCCGGGTTATGAGCGCAAACACCACCTAGCACAAATTGTATAGATCCCTGAGGAAAAGCAGCGAGAAATAACTCGATTTTGGTTTTAACATCTGTGTAACTGGATAGGTCGTAAGACATTACAGCCCCATTTCTTTTGCTAGGCGTGTGCCTATTGGTGTGTTTGACTGAGCAACTTCACGCTCAAACTTAATGGCCTGACCCTCGCGCCATAACGCTTCACCGAGCCAGATGATGCCAGTAGCTGTGGCAATAAAAAATAGTTGTGTTGTTGTGAATGAATCAATAGCCATAATCACGAACATAAACGTGAGGCCTGCGATGTAACTTAAAGCATTCTTAATCATCAGTATGTGTCCAATCTGTGGCAGTCTGTCTGCCAACAAATTGACCATAAACCTAAACTATGACAAACACCAAATCCTCGGCGTGTCGGTTTACTTAAATGTTATGGAAGCGGTGATGAGTGCAGAAATGAGAATGCCACCGATTAGACGAATAATCCATTCTGAACGCGATTCTAAACGGCTTACACGATCATCGAGATACTGGCGTTCTGCTTTGTACACCTCTGAGCGCACAAAAGCGGCCTCAACATTCTTTGGTATGTCTTTAACATCCTGAGCCAGTTCATCTAACCGTCTCATTATCTCAGTTAGGGTTGGTTCACTTAGTGACATAACCCCGACCATACCTACTGTCATTGGTATTTAGATAGTTGTATGTCACCACGAGTGCAGCAGACACTCCGGCATTTAAGCACACTTTCAAACTGCTGGATGTTAGGTCGAATACACCAGTGCCAGTTGTTAACAACTGTGCAACGACTGTGGATAAAAATACTTTAACGATTGAGCCAATAATTTTGGCTGATTGGTCATACGTTGAATATTGCATTATGGCTTCTTTCTGGGTGTTGGTTTGTAAAGTGATTCTGGGTCTATTGTTTTGTCGTTGTAACCGAACGGTGATGTTCTGGCCTCGAGGTGTAGGTGAACCCCATTGGCGTTACCTGATGCACCTGCATAGCCAATAATGTCTCCAGCTTTAACTTTGCCTTTACCAATTACGGATAGGTTCACGTAGGAAAGATGGCAGTAGGCTATGCGTAGTTCTTTATCTAATGCACCCTCGGTTTTAATAATGACGTGGATACCATAAGCCAGCCCCCAACCACCCATACGGTTAGCGAAAATAACTTCACCACCTGCAACAGCATAGATTGGGTCACCAGCGTGTGCAGCGTAATCTGTGCCTGTATGATGGCCTGCAGCCCAACTACCACCCTTAGTGCCGTACTTACAGGTCACAACACCTGTCTTAGTGGGTAAATGTGTCAAAGTCATAATCTAATCCTACCTTATGCTGGGTGTGTATCTAGGACTAATGACAACTGCATTGTTAGGAACATCCGGCCACGACTAAATGTCCACGCCCAATTATCAACTAAACAATCTAAATCGCCACCCATTGCCGCAGGCATTGGAATTGTGTATCTGGCATTAGTTCTCACAGGCAGGTAGACAGGGTATGACGATGAGTCTGCAGTCTGAATTAGTCCCATATCAACAACTACTTCACCTGGTCTCCAACGAGGATTTTGTCTAGCTGATAGAAATGCTGAGGCCTGAGTATCCATATCTGTTTGAACATCACACTCAGTATTCCTGTCCCCATAGCGATAACCATAATTAGACTGTGAAGTGCTGGATGATGCGGTTGAATCGTGCAATGCTGCATCTGTTGATGTTACGTGTATAGCATTAACAATGTCTGTAATTGAACGATTAACCTGCAATCCACCAGCAACTAATAGGTAAGGGTCGATTGTGCCTAATGATGCCTGTAAAGTTTGGGCATAATTATTGTAATAAACTTTTCCATCTGCACGATCGTGGAAACATCCACGGCCTGTTGTTGCAGCTGATTCAATTAATTCAGCATCGATATATGTGCCTGCGGCACGTTTATGGATATAGATTGCATCAGTGTTAATTGCACCAATCCACGATGGCGAGTATTGCCAGTTTGATAAAACTTCTGATATGCGGTTATAGCAATAGAATCCAGCGGTGCAAACAGCATTGGATGGAGATGTGCTCCACGATTGGCGATGTGTTTGTAATGATGCCATTCGAGAATAAGCATTAAAGGTATAGGCATAAGTTCCTGAGCCATTTGACCAATTATCAATATCAATGGTTTTATCACTGATAATGCCTGTAAATAATGGGGTCCAAACACCATTGTAATAGTCATATGTATTAACTACTAAAGTTTGACCAATTGCTGTTCCTGAATCAGAAATGCCAGCACTAGTAATTATCTGTATTGAACATTGCATTGCTGATGGTTGAGAAGTTACATCAGCACGACCACCACGAATACTTAAACTTTCAATTTTTGTGACACCAGTTGCCACCGATTGTGAAACTATCAGGTTTGGGTTTGCTGTTTGCCAGCCTGCTAATAAAGTTCCATTAATAATCAGTTGTAATTTGGGTTCTAGATAGGTAACCATTAGATTGCGTTACCTACCAAATTGGCCTGACCCAGTCGTTTGCCAGAGTTTTGCAATACTTTCTCTATTGATCTACGTGCTGAATCTGCATCAATAATGCCGTTCAGAATAAATGTGTGGCCACCAGATGCAGCCGTGTTGCCTGCACTCATAATGCGCCCGGACTGGTTAGGCACGAAGCGTTCTGGACCCATCTCGCCAACTAGGTAGGATGCGCCTTTACGCACTGGGCCACCAGATGCTCGAGGTTTAGTAAGTTGATTCTGCAACTTTTTTATCAACCACGCGCCACCAATAATTCTGCCCAGAGGGTTCTTTTGGATAGTGTCGTAAATGCTTTTGAGTTTGCCAATTGCAGTTGCTGTTGCCGTAATTGCGTTAGCGAACCCAGTTAAAGCATTGGCGATTGTGTTTAAAGCTGATGCACCACCAGGGCCCGCAGATGTCAAATTACCTAACATTTTACCTATAGCATCTGCTGTATCTTTTAATGCTTTACCTAAGTTGTATGCCTTATCAACACCGAGTGCGCCACCGAGTGCATAAGCGTTATCTGTAAAAGTTTTTATGCCAGTCTGGTCAGCGTTAAAGCCTTTACTAATACGATCAATAAATGGTTGTACTTCTTTAGTAATAAACTTCAAAGCCTTAGAAATAAGCGGTAAAAGTTTCATACCAGCAGATTCCATAAACTCACTGAACGCTACTTTAAGTTTGTCAATCTGCCCGGCATAGGTGTTGCCCTGAGCATTTGCAGCACCCTTAGTTGTTTCAGTTATTTTGGCAATAATTTGCTCAAACGTCATCGCCTTTAGTTCGGCCTTACTGAAACCTAAACCTAATGCGCCTAATGATTTGTTATTACCTAAGTAACTTTTAGCCAGCGCAAAGGTAACACTATCTAAGTCTTTACCAGTTGTTGCACTAACATCCATCGCGGTACGCATAAGTTTCTGCGACTTAGAAACAGACTTAGTAGCAATAATTAACTTACTAAACGCTGGCCGTAACTTATCATCAGCAATACCAACCTGCTTACCAATAGCAGTAATGGACTTCTCAATGGCGGCGGTGTTGTCTTTCCTGCCCTTAGTGTTATTGCGAATAGTGCGAGCCAGTTTAACCTGTGCTTTCTGGTCCTCGATGGCAGCATCGACTGCCATCTTTCCGAATACCAGTGCACCAGCTGCAATCGCAGCGAATGATGCAGCAACAGCAGTGCCAATCATTTTGACACTATTCTTAAACATTTTGAGACGCTTTTCAGCATCACTTAAAGCCTTACCGAATGGTTTAGTATCAGCTCTTAAAGCAATACTTATTGAACGACCAATACCTTTAGACATACTTTCCACGCTCCCAATCTAAACAAACATCCCTAACGGCTTCCTGCCATTCACCATAAACACGTGGAATGTAGGCATCCGATGCTGCAGTTGTCCAACCAACCCGAACAACATTCTTAGGCCAATTAACAGCATCACCACGTGAGAAGTAACGGCCGTTAACTGATGGCCCACTGGCGCGTTGGTAAACACCAACAATAGTTCCGTAGCGCAACATATTGGATGATGCCTGCCCAGCCTGCCTACGTGCTCGAGGCTTACCCTCAGTACGTGGCCCGAGCATTGAGTTAGCGCGAGACTTACGCCCAGAGTAATAAGGCCCAGACGATTTACCAATAATGAGCTTAGGTATACGATCTCTGCCAACACGAATAGATGCAATCAAAGGCGCAGCAACTCTAGGTGAAACGTGTTGCAGAATCTCACGGATAACAATCGGTTTCATAATGTTCTCAGCAATACGCCCAGCATCATCACGCAAATCATCGTTAGCCTTTTTAGGCAACTGCTTCATAGCCATCAGTAAGGCCTTAAACTCTCGAGCATCAAACTCAACTGGTGCACCAGTGCGATAGTTAATAGAACGGCTAGGTGCTGCCATTACTCTCTCCTATCAGCTCGTTAATGGTCAGAATGTCTGACCAGTCCAGTTCATCCCAATCTAGGCGGATAACCCCGGCAACTGCGTAACTTAAACGCTGTCGCTGGAGGCTTCCGCTTTGGTGGGGTTTGCTGGTTCAGGTTCCTTAAAATCAATAATCTCATCTAGACTATCAACCCAAATTTCAAAAGGCTCAACTGTTAATTGCTTACGCAGAAGCACTGCCCAAACAAACACAGCCAAATCCTCTAAACCTATACGCAAAGATTCCCCTGCCCATAGATCACTAAACTTTGATTTGGTGTAACGCTCCCATTTGATTATGTCGGCAGGGAGCGTTACGACCTTATCGGTTACACCTTTGTGAGTGTATTCAATTTCTAGTTTCATTGTGACCCTTTCTAGGTCTATTAGACAGTAGTTGCTACTACTGAGCCATCCTCAACAACAAATGAAAGTGAAGTTGTGAGAACATCATTTGCTCCGCCACCGATTGGTGGGAACACTGGGAACACATTAAATGTGTATGTCGGAATGACACCAGTAGCTGAGCCAACTTTAAGCACAGCAACAATTGATGTATCTGGTGCGGTGGTGGCTAGGTTCCAAAGTGCCTTACAAATACTGTTTGAAGTTGTGCCAGTGCTGGTGCTAGTCCAATCCTGATACAACTCAACATCGAGTGTGCCTGACTTTGAAACTGTTTTATATGAACGGCCTGACAGGGTTTCAATAACCTGCTGGTCATTCTCAACAGTCAAAGTTGCTGATGAGCAAATGTCTGCATAGGTCACAGAGTTGATGGTTAAAGTAAGGTCGTGCCCTGTTGCGTAAATGAGAGCCATAGCCCTACTCCTTTGTGCTAGTGACGTTCAGTTGAACATCAGTTGTTAAAACATCTACTGGTCCTACCTGAACCAGTGACGGTTGGGAAAACTCCCCAATCTGAACACCTGCAGGGCAGGCATTTAGAAACTTTGTTATTAGATCCTCGAGGTTTAGTAATGATGCCTGATTATCAATCATCGCTACCATTAGTGTTGCTTTGAATCCGAGGTCTAAACGGTTTGTACCTACTGTTGGCAGGCTAATGTATGGCTGACCGGGAACCAAAACAATGGCTGGCACAGGCATAGTCTCACTAGGGTAAGCAAAAACTAGGTAACCAGTTCCCTCTAAAGCCTCAGCTAGTTCTGCACGTGTGTCTGAGATACTCATCCAATCATCGACCCCACATCACGGTAACGGCCAATAAGACCCATAACCTTAGAGATAATTGAGCGACCCATCATATAAGGCCCCGGTGTAAAGTCGATGCCCTGAGCCTGACCACCCGGTGTTGTTCGTGCGTTGAACACATCAACAGCAACCATAAGTGTGGCCTGTCGAACAGCATCAACGGTGTCATAAGTTGTGGCTGTGCTCAATGTTGCTGTGCCCATTGGACGGTAAGCATATGATGGCTTATCTGCGCTGGCTGTTGCTGCGCTAAAAGTAAAATCTGTTTTTGATGTGACCGTGTATGTGGCGTTGTAATCTGTGCCAGTCACAATTACACTTTGCCCAATTGCAAAGCCGTGACGTTGGATGGTGCTAAACAGCACAACACCCGAATCAACCCGAGCATAAGTAATGCCCACTGATTGTGTATCTAAGAATGGTTGAACAACAGCAGTCGCTGTATCAATAACTGATTGAAGTGTTGCATCAGGGTATAGGTCACCAACACCTAACGCAGTTTTCAACTCGTCTAGTGATACGTAAGCCATAATTACTCCTGATTGTGGTGTTGTGGTGAGGCTAGGAAACCCTAGCCCCACCCAACTTTAGTCGATTTAGGTTAAGTTAAAGCGACGGATGCCAGTTGCCTTCTTAGTGGCGATGGCGTAGTAACCGTAAAGGTTGATGCCGATTTGACCTGAAGTAAGGATGTTAACCTGCAGGCGAGTCTGTGGACCTTCGTAGAACGTCACAGCTTCTGGAACAACTAGGTAAGCAGAATCATCAATGATGCCTGAAACCGTGATGTTTGGATCCACGTAAAGGTTAGTTCCTAGTACGCCACCGACAATGCTTTGGCTACTCGCGTTGCCCGGTGCATTTTGTGGTGAAGTTGCAGTGTACAACGGACGGCCAGTTGTATCGGCGTAGCCCATAATTGCTGCCCATTGGTCGGTGCTTACAACTAGGTTGCGAGCGTAACCACTGGTTGCTTTGAAAGCAGCAGCAGATTCAGTTGCGATGAACGACTGTAGGCCTGCTGCAGTTGCTGCAACAGTTGCGCCCTGAGTACCTGCGGCTAGTGCAGCGATAACAGCGTTATCAGTTGCCTTAGCGTAAGCCGAGGATAGTTGTGAAACTAGTTCGGTGTAGAAGTCTGGTGAACTTCTGTCCAATAATTCGAAACTGCATTCGTTATATCCACTGGCCTTTTTTACGTCGACCGTTATGTAATCAGAAACCATTCCAGTCTCAGATGGTGCAACGGCTTCTGCAGTAGTGGCAACAGTTGGAGCAGTCGTTAGACGTGGGATAGTAAAAGACATTCCAGTTGCTGAAAGTGCCTGACGGCTAACAGCATCAACGGCTGGACGGCCTGAGAATGTGCTAGAGATAAACTCGTTCATATGGCTAGGTAGCGTTAGACCAGTGTTAGTAGTGGTGCTATCGTCTGCAGCCATAACATACTGACGGCTATCCTCGTTGCCCTGAGCAGCCTTAACTGAGTGCTCTAGGTATGATGCAGCGTTAACGATTGGCGAACGTGGTGCGCTGAAAATTGGGGAACCCTGTGCAACCACTCTGGATGCTTCTACAGGAGCCACAACTTCAACAACTTCGGCTTCAACAGCCTCTGGTGTTTCGTTTGACATTTCAATCTCCTCGATTGATTGTGTTGAAGTATCAGCGGATGCTGCTACCTGACTAACCCGAGCCTCTGCAAACGCAGGATCTGTGACTAGGGAAACTTCGACTAGACGAGCAGAAAGAACGTGTATGCCATCATCTTTCTGAACACTATCAATGATGCTCGCGCCTACTGAAAGCCCGTCTCGTAGCCCCTGTGAGGCTTCTACGAGGCTATCTGTGCCTGCTGAGGTTTGAGCAATCTTAAATGATGCGTTGATGCCACCCGGTGTGATGGTGAAATCAGTCATTTTGCCGATAGGTCGTGTGCCATCGTGCTGTAAAAGCAACTTCACATCTGCTGGGTTAATGTCGTGAATTGAACCTAGCTCGAAAATAACTGGTCCGAGACTGGTCTGACCTACAGCACCAAAGGGAACAATCTGGCCAGTAATTGTGCGAGTCTCAGATGAGGCCGTCATAACTGGTGCGCTAAAAGTAACTAATGTTTCAGGCTGTGTCATTTGCTGGTGCTCCTAATGTTGTCGATGGTGCTAGGTCTACTAGGTCTCGTGCCTCATCAACCGTAATAATTCCGCCTGCCAATAACTTCACAGCAATGTCAACCTGTTCTGCTGGGTTACCTCGCAGGAAATCATCCATATCGAAACGCACCTGTTGGCCTAGAGGCGTTACATCATCCATTGATAGGCGCGACTCAATGATGTCTAAGTAAGGCCGTAATGAGAAGTCAACGAGTGAACGGCGTTCAGAAGTCACATTGGAGTAAGTCATTGAGTTTGTTTCAGCACCAACATAGATTGCTGGGATACCCATCAACCGGGCAATTTCTCCATTAGAGTGTGCGCGACCCTCGGTAAGTTGCATTTGTGCAGAGTCAAAGCCCAAAGTGGTTAGTTTAATTGGGCCCTCTGTGTAAGCAGTTGAACGATCACGGCGAGCCTGCTTAAACGATGCCAACAGGTTACTAATCTGATTAGAGTCCAGATTCATACCCTCATTATTAAGAACCATCTGTGGCACTGGTTCAGATGCCATACGGTATGCGGCCTGCTCCAATTCCATAGCAGTCTTAATAGTCCGACCAGCACGAACCAAAACACCCTCGTCCATACCATTGAACACAATGAGTGAACCCAAACCATTATTAGGCAACAACTGGCCGTCTAAGTTGTAGCTGATAACCAGAGTTTGGTCTGCTGAAATGTTTGGTGTTACGCGTACAGGGTTTACACGGCGTAAACGGTACGGCCTGCCATCAGCAGGAGACACATCCATAACCTGCAAATAACCAATACCGTGAAACAGTAAATCATCAACTAGCCAACCAATAGTGTTAGCGCGCGGCACTGCTGGGTCTGGTTGGTCAATAACAACACGGTTTTTTATGCTTATGTCCTGCGCGTTGTATTCCTCGAGTGGCAACGATCCAATAGTTCCACAAATAATGTTGCGAGCTCGGGCAACAGCAGGAACGGACATAGCCTGCTCACGAGTCACATAAGTAAACCCAATACCATCAATGGGAAACACAACCGACCCATAATTAGGTGGTGTGTATGGGAATACGCTGGCCGTAACATCAGGCACATAATTAGACGGGGTTTGAGTGTTTACTCGCCACGCGTTCAATAATCCCACCCATAAAGTATCTCACATAATGAGAGACTTTTAGAACAATTGTTCGATTATTTTAGAGAAGTTTTATCAATTGCTATTGACTTACAGCAGTCTGCGTAACTGTCACAGTCCTGCGTAGGACAACCAGAACGGCACGCCATTACGCGGTTCTGACCCAAACAAAAACAGTTGCTGAAGTGCGGTAAAATCTGAATGTTGCTGAAGTACCTGCTGCAACAACAGCGTTACCCAATAAAGTAACACCAGACACAGCAGTCAAAGTTGCCCCAAATAATGGGTCTAAGTTAATGATAGTGATGTCTGCTGCTTCACCATTTGTTGTTAGGAATGCTGCACAGATAGTTGTGCTAGGTAAATTTAGTGTTCCGGAACCAGAAAGATTTGCATCAGTAATTTGCATCCAACCTGCTGTCAAAACACTAGATGCAATTGTTGCTGCGTTTGAAGTCCACGTTAGTGTTGATGGTGCAACGTTTTGATATACAGCACGCGTAATAGTTGGTTTAGTTATGACTGGGTTTGTTGAAAGTACAACGCCACCAGTACCAGTGGATGCACCAGTTACACCTGTTCCACCCTGAGAAGTACTTAGAGCAGTCGTTAAACCTGTGAGACTAGTGATATCGGTATTGGCTCCAGCACCAGCAATAGTAATGTCTTTGTCTGGGAATATAACCGAGCGTGATGCTGTAAGACCAGTGCTGCTTAAAGTGGCATTTCCTGCACCAGTACCAACTTTAATTGAACCACCAGTAATAAGACCGGAAGCAGTAGCAGTAGTTAAACCTGTAAGGCTAGTGATATCGGTATTGGCTCCAGCACCAGCGACAGTTATATCTTTGTCAGGAAATGTTATTGCTCGTGATGCTGTGAGACCAGTGGGACTAAGAGTAGCATTTCCTGCACCAGTACCAACTCTTAATTGTGCGCCCTGAATAACACCAGATGATGTGATTGTATTTAATACAGTTAAACTACCTGTATCTAAAGTTAAAGTACCCACTGAAGCATCAAAAACCATTGTTCCTGCGCCATTGCCGACAGTTAGATTTCCCTGAATGGTTTGATTGTTAGTGAAAGTATTTGTACTACCAGTGTTTGCTTTATCTGATAATGCGCTAACTAGACCTGTAATCGCACTTTGTGCTATTCCTGTTGATGGTGCTTTATTTGCTAGTGCTGTATCTAATCCTGTAACTTTAGCCGTGCTAGCCAACTGAATAGGCGTAGATGTAACAGCAGTAGTTCTGCCCTTAACATCAACAGTAATTGCTGGCACAGCAGTAGCACTGCCATAAGTACCAGTTGGTGCTGGTGACACATCAGCCAAACTCAAAGTTCCTGAAGTAGTTATCGGCCCACCAGTTAAACCAGTACCAGTTGCAACACTGGTCACAGTGCCAGAGCCACCGCCACCGCCAGCATCAATCCATTTAGTATCAAAGTTTGTATTGCTGTTCTTTGCTAGTACCTGATTAGTTGTGCCACCAGTTGCCAGACCCTGACCAGTTGCACCCTGAACACCTGTAACCTGCTCAGACAAAATAGTGACAGCCTCAGTAACACCCAGAACAGTTGTGGCCTCATCGACCGTTACTTTATAAACAGCCATTAGATAGTTACCTGACCATCAAATACTATTTTGCCCTCAACTAAACGGTAAACGGTTGTGCCGTTAGTTAACTCGAGATCATAACGATAAGAGCCTGGTGTAATGGCTGTTTGTGTTGCAGTCATAGCAACAACAACAGTGCCAGCAGAACCACCCATAGTGATCCCTGCACCAGTCGTTAAAGTCAATACAGCCGTAGAGTTCAGATGTTCCTTAATCTGCATACGGCCAGTGAACCCAGTCCAGTTAACAGCCACGCCATCAACAGTAGCTGTAAAAGTTTTATCCCACGTAGCCCCACAATAAGCAGTCGTGTTATATGTGGCAGGTGTAATCATAGTAATAACTATACCGCAACTGTGATAGTGGTTTGTGGCATTTCAGCGTGTCCGACAGCCATAACTAAAGCAACCGCTGCTGGGATGCTTCCAGATGTTTTGCGAGCAATACGCCAACCACCATCAGATGCAGGCCGTCTAGAACACATAGCCAACTGGGCACGCAGTTCAGGCTGGCCCGGATGAAATAACCTACCCTGATTCATTGAGGACATAGTTACATCACAAAGGGTAGGAAATAAGGTTCCAGACCACGCTGTTGGTTCAATCCTTATGCCTACTTTCTTAAGATGCATAGCCACGTGTTCACTAGCTCGAGGATCATAAGCAACCAACTTAGTTTTATACCTACGAACAACTGCAGCAATCTCTGCAGCCAATTCCAGTTCATTAATAGGTTCATCTTTCATCCACGCGTGACTAAAGATACGCAAACCACCATCAACAACCTGAGCAGATACCAAATAAGCCTGAGTACGGTTAAAGTCCATATCGATAGCCATAAAGGTAGGCAACTCTGGATCCATTACGAGTGTTCGGTCTAGGCCAGCATCAAACTTAGTGAAGTTCCACGGACTATCTAACGCATCAACCCATTGACACAATAACTCTGTTCGCACGTTGTCCGGGTGGTCACGAGCAACTGAATCCTCGAGACTCGCCAATTGGACTGTATGACCGAGTGCTGGATTAGCCTGTTGCCACGCCTTAACATCCGAAATTTTACAATGAGGTTCAGCAGACCATTCCCACCAACCCAGTCGTGATGAAGTATCGCCGAGAGCCCTCGAACGTAAATCATTAAGCACAGTAGATTCTGCCGTTCCAGCATTAGAAGTTATCCACGTCTGCGCATTTGGTCTAGCGCGAGTGGTTGGAGCAGCAGCAGCCCAAACAGGTTCACCAATTTCACGCAACTCATCAATATAAAGTAAATCGGCAGAAGCACCACGAGCACCATCAGCAGTAGCAGCCAGAATAGAATACTTACGCACACGCTGGCACGTCTCCGTACAATCATTCGGATAATGGTGACACCAAACCTCAATACCCTCATTACCATTAGTCCTACTAACCCTCTTTAATCGTCTATGCATCCACGGCGTGGACTCAATAAGTTCTAATACTTTCCATAAAGTGTCTAACGAAAGCCGCCTATTCTGTGCCATACCATAGGCCTGAGCCTCACCAAAGATAAACAACCCAGCGAGAATACGCATACGCACCAAATGGGTCTTACCATTCTGACGAGCTACGAGAATACCAGCAGTAGTCCTAACCCATTTACCCTCTTTATTTACCACCAGTGCCTGATCCATTACGTGCTTTTGCCACGCCATTAGAGGCAGTCCGAGGCTTTCGGCTAGTTCCGCCACCAGTGGTCCCAGTGACTTTCCTGCCACTGGCTTTGACTGGAGCCTCGGTTTGGATGAGCCGTAAATAATCTTTTGCGAAGTTCTCGCCATTGTCTACTACTTCCTGTGTTGTTGTAGTTACAACATTACGCGACTTAGGTGTGAGTTTGTAAGCATCTAACAGAGTAGTAAACCTTTGAACCAATGCCGGAATATCATTTAGATCACCAGCATCAAAAGCAGTATCAATAGCCTGAGCCAATCGAGCTAGTAAAGCCATCCCAGCAACATCAACAGGTGTCAGATGCTCACCATTATTAGCGAGTGCAATATTAAGATTCTTAAACACACTCAGGTTATTTGTTGTCATATTCTGCCTCAGGTGGTTCTAATTTTCTCATCGGGGAAAGATGCCCGCC